CGACTCGTCTGACCAAACGCAAATGGTTTATAACGAAGTCCGTAAAATATCCGATAAAAGGGTTATGGCAATTAAGGGGATGGATAACCAGATATTACCGGTCGGAAACCCGCGACCCGTCGATATTGATTACAAAGGTAAAAAAATCGCCCGTGGTCTGTTAATGTGGCCCGTCGGCGTATCGGTCATTAAAGACGAAGTTTACGAATGGTTACGCATACCCCAGCCGATAGAGGACGACGACGTTCCCGCGCCTGGTTATTGCGAATTTCCTAGCGTTTATTCGAAGGAATATTTCAAAGGCTTAACCGCCGAAGAAAAGGTAAAGCATGTCACCCGTGGGCGGTCACGCTATCAATGGGAAAAGAAATACGAACGTAACGAACCGTTAGACTGCAGGGTTTACAGCCGCGCGGCGGCGTATGTTTTCGGGATAGACCGCTTTCAAGAGCCTGACTGGATACAATTAGAACAACGGCTTGCCGAATTTACTAAAATGACGCACAATAAAGCCAGCAAAAAGAAAAAACCTAGCGTAAATCCATATACAGGGAAATAGGGGGCGGATCCATGACAGCATACACACTAGACCAATATACCGCGCTTGTGGATGCTATCGCCATGGGGGCGACAAAAGTAAAATATCAGGACCGCGAAGTCGAATATCGGTCATTAAAAGATATGAATCAGCTTAAAAACCAAATGGAAAAAGAATTAGGTTTATCAAAAACAGGCGGCACCGGTCGAACCATTGCCGTATATAACAACGGGCTTTAAGCATGAAAAGAACATTCTTTGACAAATTAATCGAACCAATAGCCCCGAATTTAGCTTTATCCCGCGCAAAGGCGCGCTATGCGATTAATGTTATCGAAGAACACGGTAAACGCCGTTTTGAAGGCGCCAGCCGCGGACCGCGTATGTCAGGATGGAAAAGACCCGGAACAAACGCCGACTCGGCTATATCTGGCGGTATCAAGGTTTTAAGAAACAGTAGCCGAGATTTAACCCGTAATAATCCATGGGCGGCAAAGGCTTTAAACGTCATTGCAAATAATACGGTCGGGACAGGGATTAAAGGGTCTATCGTAGGCCGTAACAAGACGCAAACGGCGAAACTGGCCCAGCTATGGGATATTTTTGTTAATACCACCATGATAGATATTAACGGTCGTATGGATTTAACAGGGATTCAACGTCTTGCTATCGAAGGCGTCGCGGAATCTGGCGACGTATTGGTTCGTAAAGTCCCCGTCCGCCTGACCGCAAAAAACAAAATCCCGTTTAAAATTCAATTACTGGAACCAGATTTTATTGATACGTCGAAAAGTAGCGTATTTAATAACGGTAATTATATCCATGACGGCGTAGAATATGATAAATACGGGACGGTCGTCGCTTATTGGTTATTTGACCAGCACCCCGGCGAAGCCCGCGGCGCGAATTTTAACTTTGAAAGTAAGCGTTATTCAGCCGACGAAGTCAAAATTCTATTTGATGCCCGTCGCCCAGGACAGACCCGCGGTTATCCGTGGGCCGCGCCAGTTATCCGTCGTTTAAAAGACTTTGACGATTACGAAGACGCCCAGCTTGTCCGCCAAAAGATAGCGTCAGCCTTTGCCGCCTTTGAATATGATATGAACGGGTCAGACGTTGGCGATACTGGCTTGGATAAGGCCGGCGAAGAAGACACCGACCAGATAGAATATTTTCAACCTGGTACAATTCAAAAGCTGGGGCCTGGTCGGGACGTTAAGTTTTCAGACCCGCCCGGCGTTCAAAACTATGACGAATATACCCGCGTGTCATTGCGCGCAATTTCCGCCGGCTATGGGATTACATACGAATCATTAACCAACGATTATTCGAAAGTTAATTTTTCGTCTGGTCGTATGGGATGGCTTGAAATGCACCGCAATATAACCAGGTGGCAAGAGTCAATCATGCGCGCCCAGCTATTAGACACATTGGCAGACTGGTTTTTGGAGTCCTGTTTTCTTTTGGGTTACGACATTGCAGACGCCTATATTAAATGGACGTTCCCGCGCCGTGAAATGATAGACCCGACGCGTGAAGTCCCCGCCGAAATTAAGAAAATACGGGCGGGTCTTACGTCATTGCCGCGCGCCTTGGCGGCTATGGGCTTGGATGTTGACGAAGTCATAGAAGAAATTAAAGAAACCAATAAAAAATTGGATGATGCTAAGATTACGCTTGATTCAGACCCGCGGAAACTAACCGCCCAGGGCATGGAACAACAAAGCGAATCCGCCAAAAAAGAGGAAACACCCGCCGAAGATGATTAAAAATACTGGGTATTGTCCTAAAGAAAATTTAAAGGTACTATTTATCAGGGGATTAAATTTATGAAACCAGACGAAGTAAAACACCGGTACGTTAAAAACGATATGCCCGCGCTAAATATTCAGGCGCGGATCATGCCAGAATCTTTTAATGAAGCCGACCGCACCGTTAAGGTACAATATACCGCCGGCGCGCGCGTTATGCGTTTTGGTTTCTTCGAAGGTGCATACGGTACCTATATGGAAGAACTAAGCACCGAAAAGGGCCACGTTCGATTAGAAAGATTGAAAGCGGGGAAGGTTCCTTTATTGGATTCCCACCGCGCTTATAGCTTGGAAAATGTTATAGGGACGACCCTAGACGGCGACGAAGAATACGCCGATTGCAAATTTTCAAGCCGCGAAGCCGTCCAGCCTATTTTTCAGGATGTAAAAGACGGTATTCACAAAAACATATCCGTCGGGTATCGTGTCTATAAATACGAAGACATTACCGGCGACGAAGACGAAATTCGCGTTTTACGCGCGATTGACTGGGAACCGTTGGAAATTTCTTTCGTACCAGTGCCAGCGGACGGGGGGGCAGGAGTCCGGTCCGAAACTTCAACTAACCAATGCGTCGTCGAAGACGCAAGGACAAACCTTAACCATAACAAGGAAACAAACACCATGGACCCAAAAGAAAAAGAGGCCTTGCGCGAAACTGAAAATAACACTTCGACGCGTCAGGTAGAGACTCCCAAAACTGAAACACCAAAGGCCGAAGGACAGCGTAATACGCCAGTCGAAGCCAATACGTCCGAGCATGTAGAGCAAGGACGTAAACAAGAACGCCAACGTATTGCAGATATTAAAGATATTTGCCGTCGTTCCGGCGTAGCGCAAGCGTTTGCAGACAAACTTATCGACGACGATAAGACTGTAGACCAAGCCCGCGCGCTTGTTTTGGACGAATTGGCCCGCGCCGCGGATGAAAAGCCGATTAACGGAAATATCCGCGTATCGACTCCCGAAGGTCAGCTTTCACGTCAAGAAGCTATGCAAGAATATTTAGCATACCGCGCGAACCCTTCGAAAAATAAGGTAACGGAACAATCCCGCATTTATAACGGCTATTCACTTGTGGATATGGCCCGCGAATGTTTGGGTAAAGACGGCAAAGGTCTAAACAAAATGGACCTTGTGACTCGTGCCTTGCATACGACAAGCGACTTCCCAGAATTGCTATCAGCAACGGCGAATAAATCACTTCGTCAGGGTTACGAAAATACCGTTCGGACGTTCTTACCGTTCGCCCGTCAAATCACCTTGCCAGACTTTAAGGAAATGTCACGCGTTGCCCTTTCTAATGCGTCCAGCTTGGAAGAAGTCGTAGAAGACGGCGAATACAAGCGCGGAACATTCGGCGAAGGCGCGGAAAAAATCAGTCTATCGACATACGGTAAAATTATCGGCATTACCCGCCAGATGATTATTAATGACGACTTGGACGCTTTGACCCGTGTACCGCAAAAATTAGCGGCAACGGCGGCCCGTTTGGAAAACCGCTTGGTTTACAATGTTCTAACAAGCAATCCTTTCATGTCTGACGGCGAAAACCTATTTTCCGCCGCCCATGCGAACACTTTCGGGGTAAACTTGGACGTTGCGGGTCTTGGTGCTTTACGCGCCGGTATGCGTATCCAAAAAGACCCAAGCGGAAACGATATTTTAAATATTGTCCCCCGTTTCTTGGTTGCCCCCGCCGCGCTTGAAGTCCAGGCGGCTAAACTTATGGCGGACATTTCAGCGGATTCCGTTGCAAATGCGAACCCATACCGTAACGCCCACGAACTTATCGTAGACGGACAGCTTGACGCGACCAGCACGACAAACTTCTTTATGATTGCGGATCCTTCGGTTATTGACACAATCGAATACGCATATCTTGAAGGTCAGGAAGGGCCATACATTGAAAGCCGCGAAACGTTTAACCGCGACGGGCTGGAAATTAAGGTTCGTCACGACTTCGCGACAATCCCGGTTGACCATAGAGGTATAGCGCGCGGAACTGGCGCATAATATTAAACGGTTAGGGGGCTTTATTGCCCCCTTGCCTGATTTTTAACAAAACGGAACTTAAAAAAGGAACTGGAATCATGAAAAACTTTGTACAGCCCGGACATTCCCTTGAATGCGTAGCCCCAAGCGGTGGCGTAACTTCAGGCGAACCGGTTTTAATTAATAACCTTTTGGTTATCCCTTCAACAAACGCCGACGTAGGCGAAAAATTCGCCGGTCATATTGACGGTGTTTATTCGGTTGATAAAGCAACGGGCGCGGCCTGGGCTATCGGTGAAACTGTTTACTGGGATAATTCAGCGGGCAAATTCACAAAGACAGCCACGTCAAATTATAAAGCTGGCGTCGCTGGCGCGGTTGCCGCGTCTGGCGATGCGACAGGCGTCGTTCGTTTGAACGGGGTAGGCGTTACACAAGAAGCCGGCGCATAATCGGCATTACTTCCCACGAACTGAAACGGGCGATTTATTTCGCCCGTTTTTTTTGCTATGCTTTACAAAAGGAATTTAATAAATGTCATGGGCGGATAAGGTAAATAATGTTTTAGGGGCTTGCACGTCGCCCGGCGCGTTCGGCGAATCCGTCATTCATTCCCCACAATCAGGGGGCGACGACCAGATTTTAAAAGGAATATGGTCCGATACGTATCTATCCGTCGAACCCGAAACAGGGATTCAGATTATGAGTAGCGAACCGAATATAGGGTTTCGCGCGCGCGATTTTTTAACGGATCCAAAGAAAAACGACATTATCACCCGAAAAACCATTGATTATTATGTACGTTCTATCGAGCCAGACGGACAGGGCGGCGTAACGCTTATCCTTGAAAGGATTAAACAGTAATGGCGACAAAAAAACAGATGATTGACACGGTCATAGCCCGCCTGTCCACGATTGAATCAATCAATCCAAATTATCCGGGCGTTATGACGACGGGGAAAAATTCATTCCGAGAATTTGCGGAAAACGAATTGCCATTGGTTCGCGTCATGTTCGAAGAAGGTAACGCGGAATTTTTTAATAACGCCATAGAATATAGACACACCGATTCGCTTATGGTTGATTATGTATTAAGCGGCAATGACGACGAAATGGACGACGCGCTATACGCCGCCGAAGAAGCCATAAGCAATTATTTGATTAACGACCATAATAGCCCCGAAGACGAAGAAAGTATTTATCATATATTTGATACTTTCGAATATCAGGGCTGGAAAATCAATTTTGAAAAAGGCGAAGTATCTATAGGCGCCGTCCGCTTGCGCTTTCAGGTAAAATATTCCACCAAACACGTTAAAACCTATGACGACCTTAATACGGCAAATGTTAAAGTTAAGCTGGAAAATGCGGATCCAAATACCCCGATTATTGCCGAAGACGATATAGACTTGTCCGATGGTTAAAGTTATGCGATTATTTAAGACATGAAAAAGCGATTTATCCCAGCCAAAGACGTAAAAGTACGCGACCCCCAAACAGGCGGACACTTCCCGCCCGAAGGTTCGGTTCGCATGATAACGTCATATTTGACTCGTCGGGTAAATGAAGGGTCTTTAATTGCCGAAGAAGCGGAAATAGTCAAAAATTCGAAAAAGAAGCCGGCGAAGGATAATAAACATACAGACGAAGGGGTCGAATAATGCCAATCAGTTTTAACAATGTGGCGATTAATTTAAGAACGCCGGGGGTTTTCACAGAATACGACTCTAGCCGCGCCACGCAAGGCGCCGGCGTCCAGCCATATAAGGCCCTGTTAATAGGTCAAAAGCTGGCGGCTGGTACACAACCCGAATTAACCCCTATCCGTATCACTTCCGCCGCCCAGGCTAAAAACCTGTTTGGCGAAGGTTCTATTTTGCACCGTCAGGCCGTCGCCTGGTTCGCCGAAAACCAAAGTACGGAATTGTGGGCCATTGCCACCGACGACGCCAGCGGTTCCGCCGCGGCTTCGGGTGATATTACATTTACAGGACCCGCGACAGCGTCGGGAACGCTTTCCCTTTATATTGGTGGGACTCGTATTCAGGCGGGCGTAACGTCAGGCGATACAGCCGCCGAAATTGCGACTGCAGTCGTTGCGGCCATTGGTGCCGTTTCTAATTTACCAGTAACCGCCGCCGTAGATGGTGGGGACGATACACAAGTCAATTTAACAGCACGAAATAAAGGCCTATTAGGAAACGATATTGACGTCCGCTTTAATTACTTTGACAGTGAATTAACACCCGCGGGCGTTGGCTTTACAATTACCGCCATGACAGGCGGTAGCGGCGTTCCTGATTTTGCGGAAATATTCGCGGCGCTGGGCGACGAACATTATAACGCTATCGCTATGCCTTACACTGATTCCGCCAGCTTATCAGCGGTTGAAACTGAATTAGAAGACCGAAGCGACCCCAGCCGTCAAATTGAAACGCTGGCCTATGCCGCTAAAACGGATTCACAAAGCAATTTAGGAACATTCGGGGATGCAGAAAACAGCCCTTATATTTCATGCTTTAATCCAGCCGGTAGCGAATCAATGACTCCTGATTTTGAAACTGGCGCTTCATACGCGGCGGTGGCGGCCTTTCATTTACAAATAGACCCCGCACGTCCTTTGCAGACGTTAAGACTTACACACGTCAAAGCCCCGGCGGTTGAAAACAGATTTACCCAGCAAGAAAATAATCTTTTGTTGTTTGATGGTATTGCCACGGGTCAGGTTGACGCGTCGGGCAATGTTTTAATTCAGCGCGCTATTACGTTCTATAAAGAAAACAGCTTGGGCGCGGATGATACCGCATACCTTGACGTTAATA